TTTAGGCCAAAAATTTGAGTTTATAGAGCGTCGAGAGGTAAAGCGCGATAATCTCGTCGATTATGTTCTGAATCGCCGTATCGTCGTATTCTTCGCGCTCTTTTTCGACTTTTTTCAGCGAATCTTCGAGGAATTCGACAACATTATTGGTTTTTTCGGCCGAATGCAGCGTAATCGGCCCGATTAGGCCGTATCGGCCCTGATAGGCTTCCGCCAGCGTGTCCGCGAGGTCGATCACGGCCGGATAGAATTTACCCAGCGCCTTGTGTTTGGCGAAGGATCGCGTGTTTAGATGCACGGAATGCGTCACATCGCGCGCTAAGAACAAATGTCCGATCAGGTCCTCGCAACTCATTGACCCATCCCCTGCATCGGCGTGCTACCCGGAACAATATCGCCCGTATCCAGCGCTGCCGCTATCGTGCCCTGCACTATATCCTGCACTTGCTCAGGCGTCAGGCCGCTCTGCATGGCCGACAAGCGCTTCGTTTCAGCGTCATAAGCCTTGATCTGCGCGTTCTGCTCGTCAATCTTGAGTTTCTGTATCTCATAAGACTGAAGAACCTGCTGCACCTGCGCTTTGGTTTCTTCCATCGCCTGCGACATTTGCATGATCTGCTGCCGCATGACCTGCGCTTCCGGCGATTCGTCGGTGTTTTGAAGAACGCGCGGGTCGAGCATCTTCTCAAACCGCTTGGCCATCGTCTCCGCGCCCGGCCAATCCATGTTTTTGACGAACAGGTCGCCCGCAACGCCCCACAGCGCGGGGTTCGTTTGCAGGATCTGGCCCATCGTGTCCATCGCCTCCTGCTTACGAGTCATGTAGCTGGGGCCAGACGACACATGCACGTCATAGGTGCCGACGTTGGGGTTGTAGATCTTCATGATCTCCACGCCCTGCTCGTCGACAACGCGACGCACCGCCTCCGGCTGGGCCGGGTTGATGCGCGCCATGTCGACTTCGCCCTCGACGTTGATGATGCGAGCGACGCGCTGCGTGTCGTAAATCTTCGGGATAAGGTCGACCAACTGCCGCGCGACGTATTTTATCGCCCGAGCGAGGTTGTCAACATAATGATACGTACTCGTGTCTCCTTGCCTCTCCCGAGCGAGGATCGCACGCCCCGTGCGTTCATTGGAGGTCGCCCCAATGCTACTATCGTATTGGCCGGTGGTCGATTTAATATCTTCCCCCGCCCCCATTTTAGCTTGAATGAGTCCCGTCTGGGCCAGAGGCGGCTGCGCGCGCTCAGGAAGGGGAAGAGGGTTTCCAGCACCATCGCTAACGTCCGGGTTGACCTCAAGATATGGCCAGTTGTTCGTGTTGGCCGTCTTCCACTGCAATTCGTAGCCTTCGAACTGGCCGCCATAGCCAATGAAAGGCGCTTTCGGGGCCAGCGCGAGCATTTCCGCTTCTTGGCTGACCCAATAGTTATACATGCGCTGCGCGTCTTTCGCGTTGCGCACAAGTCCACTTATGTAAATCTGACCGTCGACCTCGAACTCGTTGCCGATGACGCGCACGACGGGAATGTATTTGCCCGCCCACTCGCGTTCCTCAAGCACTTCGTAACCGTTGGTCTTAATCCACATGACCCGGCGGCGCTCGCTCTCACGCGACTTGATCGGTTTGCCATAAGCCGCTTTGAGGCGCTTGTCTTCCGGCGTGCCAGAAAACGCCGTCACATTGTCCGGGTAGAGGTTGAGCGTTTCGCGCTTGCTGTCGATATAAAAATATTCAGCGATGCGCACCGTTTCCTGGCTGACCCACATGCTTAGCGTCTGGTCGCCCACGCCCTGCGACATCATGCCGGTCACAGGCGTCGCGTCGGGGTACATCGCTTCGTACTCAGCCTTCGGAATGTCTTCCGTAATGAAGCAATAGCGCGCGTCCTGACCGCACGGGTCTTGAATCATCGGGTCCATGTAGACGCTGAAGCTGCTACGCACGCGGCCGATGCGAATGTCTTGCTCGAACGAATTTTCGTTCGTGTATTCCGTCAGGACGCGAATGTAGCCTTCGCCGTATGTGACCTGATTATCGCAGGCCGTGTCATAGGCAACGTCGGCGTCGGACATATATTCGATGTGCCGCACGATACCGTCGAAGATCTCCGCGACCTCAGGGTCGGCGTTGTCGTCTGCGGGTATGACGCGCGCGGTCGGGCGGTTCTGGCGCTGTTCGTTTGTCACGAGGCGCACATGCTGCGGTAGCTTGTTGATCGTCAGGCACGGGCGTGCGTTGATCGTCTGGCCCTGCACTGCGCCGCGTGTCGCCAGCACGTCCGCCGGCCACTGCCACGCGTTGTCCGGCGAGCCCGCCATGAAGCGCAGATCGTCTAACTCGTCTTCGCGCGAGTCCGAATAGGCCGCCATCGCCACCGTGAAGCGGTGACGCATAGTAGCAAGCCGGTCATCGTCCGGGTTGTCGGAGACTTTGCCAGCGGCGATTACGTCATCACTTGCCACAAGACTTGCCCTTGCTCATGGACGGTTTCTTAGCCGCCGCGCGCTTGGTCGAGTAGGCGATTGCCACGGCCTGTTTCGGCGGCTTGCCCGCTTTGATCTCCGCAGCCACGTTCTTACGGAACGCGTTCTTTGATGTTGACTTAACGAGCGGCATTATTTTTTCCTCGTCTTAGCTGACTGCTTGAACGCCTTGGCGGTCGGCGCGCCCTCAGCGCCCGGCTTGCGCATCTTCTCGCCAGAGCCTGCCTTGATGCGCGCGCGCTTAGCGTGAATGTTGGCGTAGAGGCCCGGCTTACTTGCCACAGTTCCACCTCCGCATTGACGCCTTCGCCCGCTCCGCGTTCTTAGACTTAGCGACCACGCCGCCCATGCGTGCGCAGAAGCTGGCCTTACGGCCCTTGTCGGCCTCGCTCTTAGGATTAGGAGCCGGCGGCTTCAGCTTGCTGCCCGTCGCGGCGTTATACTTAGCCCGGCCCTTGGCGGTCAGGCCAGCGCCCGCCTTAGTCGACAGCTTCTCGCCTCGACCAACGGACAGCGAAACGTTCTTGGCCATTAGTGTCCCATCCATCCTGAAGAGGCTGTTCCACCACCATAACTGACGCGCGGTCTGTTGTCCATTGGTCTAGCCTCCCTGTGCGCCACAGGATACGCGAACGTCACGGCGATAGCATCTGCCGCATCTGGCGATGCTAAGCCTCGCGCCTTCATGTCCTTCTTGCTCTCTAGGAATATAGTCCCTTTACTGTCGGGCTTCATCATGGGGCCAGTCAGATCGGACTTGAGGAAGCGGTCGTTCGGAATGCTGGCCGTCTTTAACCACTCCCGCATGGCGTGCCACATCTCGGCGCGCTTGTTCCCGAACATGATCGGACGGGAGGACTTGCTGCCGAAGTTCACGCCCCGGATCTTGTAGCGCTGCTCCTTTAGACGGTCGACGACGCCCGCACCTAGCCCTCCCTCGTCGATGACGACTAGGCTGGGCCGATACTCTTCGATGATGTCGATCACGCGACCGACCACCTCCATGGTGTCGTCGCCCCGGTAGCGCCGGATGCCGATGATGTCTCGGCCCTGCCGGATGGCGATGACGGTGGCGTCAGCGCCGAACCTGGCGGGGTCTACACCCACGATTATCGGCGCCGTCTGATCCTTCGATGGTGTGCGTGTTTGCGCCTCCATGACCAGTGATGACGGTATGAACTGGTCGTCACTCGCGTTCGGGAAGGCACCGTAGACCTCGACGTGAGCCTGAGCGCTGTCGGGGCCGTATTCGTCGATAATCTGCTGATAGACTGCCTTATCAGTTCCCTCCACGCTTCTGGCGTCAACAACCTTGTTTCGCCAGAAGTCGCGCTTATTGTGGAAGCACTCGTAGAAATATCCGCTGTTACGGCGGGGGTTGCTAAAGCTAAGCCAAAAACGATTAGGAGTGTTCTCTGTAAAAAAGCCACTGGCCACCGCCCAGATAGAGTCATCAATACCGCTCGCCTCGTCGAACACCAGCATGACGCCCGCGAAGTTGTGGACGCCCGCGTAGCTGTCAGGGTTCTCGGCCGACCACAGCCGACCCTCTACGCCCCAATAGCGCGTGCCCAGCTTCAGATCCCGCTCCACCAGTTCCGCGATCCACTTAGCCGGCAGCACCCGGGTAGCGCTTACTTCGAACCAATGGCTGTTGAGGCACATGCTGAGCCACTTGGTGATCTCGGCCCAGGTGACGCTGCGTAGCTGCGCCTCTGAGTTGGCCGACACGATAGTCGTCGAGCCGATCCGGGTCGTCAGCATCCAGATCACGAGCCAGGAGACTAGGGCCGACTTGCCGATACCGCGACCGGAACTGGTGGCCATGCGGAACGTCTCATAGTCTACACGGCCATTATTTTGTTTGATGTGGTCGCGCAGTTCGGTCAGCACCTCTAGCTGCCATTTGCGCGGGCCTGTGAAGTGTTCCAGCGGCGTGCCGGCCTTACCCCACGGGAACGCCATCCTCACGAACGCGACCGGATCGTTCTTCACCTGCGCCGACCATAGGGTCGCCATCAGCTTCTGTTCCTCGTCCGCTGAGTAGATCGGCACTTGCATCTAATATCTCTCCCTGGATCACGCGCTGCTGCGCCTCTTCTAGCGCCGCTATGATGGATATGCGCTGCTCGACCTGCACCTGCACCGACTGCGGGGCCGTCCACTTGTGGACATGCTTGAGAATGTCCAGCGCCGCCTTTGTGTCGCCAGCGCGCGCGGCGTTGTGCAGCACCTCGGACATTTCCGCCTCACCCTCGGCGCGTCCTTTCTGCTCTGCATACTCTGCGATGGGGTCGAATTGGGTGAGACGCCGATACTCTTGTGGGGTCATGCCGGCGGCGTAGGCGAGTGTGTCGCCCTTTAGCCCTTTGCGGGCGGCGAGATAGATGCGCTCCAACACCGCCTCCGTGGCGACGATTTTGCGCGGCTCGTATGGGAGTGATTCAAACATAATAAACTTTCTAGCACAAAAAATAAAAAATAAAAATTGTTCGTGCGTGTTTACTAACGGTCGCAACAAAAAATAAAAAATTGTTTGCGAGTCCTGCGTATTTCTTAAAGGAGATCCCTCGGCCCAGCCCCCCCCGATCTGCGTCAAGACACCGACCTATTTGTCAACGCTACCTGCGTTAAGGTTAACGCTTAATGTCAACGCTGCTCATGTTAACGTTACGCATTAAGGTTAACACATCCGCGGATCACGTTAACCAATAGTCAAATAGTCATGGAGATGCGAGGTCAATGCAGACATAAGTTATGTCTACAAACATAGTCAAATAGTCATGGAGATGTAAGGTTGGTGCTAGGTCGCCCTGTGATGACTGCGCGGGCCTGGACGACGAGGGCCAGGAGCATAGTCAATAGTCATGATAGTCATGGATTTTAGATGCAAGGTTGCGCCCGTGTTCTGTATATCATTCTGTATACATTTATACAATTGGTATGAGTATTACACACCCACAACTATATGACTATTCCTAAGCCGCGCCTCGCCCCGCACCCGCGTTGTTGACGACTATTCCATAACTATTCGCTAACCATATCCACATTCTGCCAAAAGATTTGTTGCAATTATCCACAACCCGTGTCTAACATAACATATCCACAAAGGAGGAAATAGTCATGTATCAAGTCTACGTCTATCGCCATGACTATTGGTTATTCGTCGATGCAACCTGTGACTTAGCCGCAGCGCAAGCGCTGGCGGCGCGCATTGGAGGGGTGGTCATATGACTATGACGGCGTATGAAGTGATGATCGAAACGCGTGACTTTCGTATGTCGCGCATCCTAGCGACGACTACGAAAGCGGAAGCAATCAAAGCGGCGCGGGAACTAGCTAGAACGAGCGGCGGCAAGGTGGCGTGGGTTCATGTGTTCAACATCCCGACCGCGCTGTCTGTTGTGTCGTTCCAAGCGTTAAACAAATCTTTAGCATAATCGAAGGCCGCGCTTTACAACAGCGCGGCCTTTATCGTAACATATCCACACTGTAGAAAAGGAGACGACAATGCAATACCAGATCGAATACACTGACACGTTCGGCGGCGAGGCTAACTATTGCTGGGTTAAGCGCGCGATGATAACAATGCCGGAACTGACGCACTATGGCTACGATGGCGCGACCAACTACAGCAAAGCGAACAAGGTCTACCAGCGCGAGCTAATGAAGCGCGCCAAAGCGGCGGTAGGTCTGACAGGCGCGCGCGGCCGCGTCGAGTCATATGGCGAGACGACAGAGTTCCGCCCGTATGGCTGCGCGACTGTGATGTTCATATCGGCTGAGTAATAATAGGCGGGGCTTTACAGCCTCGCCTTTTCTTTTGTAACATATCCACAGGAGCAAACGACATGACAACACTGAAACAATGGATGGACGCACAATGGGAAAGCGGCCCGCTAATCAACGGCGGTCATGGGAATATCTTTCTCGACAACGGACGCGGCAAACCGATCATCAAGGCAGGCGCGGAACGCAAGATCCCGCTCGACGCCGAGACGAAGCGCCGGCAAGCCGGGCTGGCGATGTATCATCCGAAGCTTGCCAAGGTCATCTTGGCCGAAGCAACGATTGAAATGCGCCCAGGCGAGGTGCGGCTATACGACGACCGCAAACGGTATATCAGCAGCAAGAAAGGCGAACTGCCGCATTACACGTGGCCGGCGCAACCCAAAGCCGAACCCGTCGCCGCTATACCGCGCAAGCGCGTCCCGAAAGCTAAGCTCGAACAAGCCGCCGCTATCATCGCCAAAGTGCCGCAGGATGAGCTTGTGACGTTTCTTGCCAAGTTCGGCTTGTCGCTGTCGCTGGCGGTCAACCTAGTATCGCTCGGCGATCCGACGATGATCGCGCGTCAATTTTTGCGCGCAACTCTCTAATCTGGAGAAACTACCATGAAAATGCTTTGCGACATGCAGACGATCAAACAAGCGTTGCGCGATAAATACGCGTGGCCGGGCGGATATCCGCTCTATCTCGTGACCGCTGACGGCGAGGCGCTCTCAATAGACGCCGCGCGCGATAATTGGCGGGAGATATGCGCCGCGCACATGCGCGCCGGGTTCTATGATCGCGAATGGTTTATAGCCGGCGTGGCGGTCAATTATGAAAACCCGCAACTTTATTGCGCGCATACCGGCGACCGTATCGAAAGCGCATATGCGGAGGACGATAATGCTGACGATTGAAATAGAGATTGACCAGCTAGAAGCGCTGCTAGACCACCTCTCCACCATGCAGCGCACGCCGCTGCTGGACGTGGCCTATAAGACCCTACAGGACGCCCATACAAACGCGGCGGAAGAATACTGGACGGAGGTATGGACATGCGGACAATAGAAATAGACCTCGATCAATTCCAGCCGTGGCCGGAGATATGCGTTTACGTCTATGGAAAGGCGACTATCTCATATGAATATGAGCCAAGCGACCCGGATGTAGGTTATAGGGGCGGCGTCACCTATCCAACGGTCGAATCAATAACGATTGAGGCGCACCTGTCCAAAGACACGGCGCAGACCATCGGCCCGGATCATCCCATGTTCGCGCCCATCGCCAAAATATTAGAGACGACTGATTATGCCGTCGAAGATTGTGAAAACGACTGGGCCGGGCGCAATGACTAAAACTGATCTGATCGCCTTTGCCGTGGGGGCGGCGCTTGCCGTGCCGCTCCTCTTTCTATTCCTGATCCACCTGCTAGGGGGGCTCTAATGGGGCGCATGAAGAACTATTACGAATTCGCGCAACTCATACGCGACCTGGAGACCGAAACACTGCTGATAATGGCGCGCGGCGAACCTGACGAATACAAGCGCCAACTTATCGAATGGGAGATTGAAGAACGTGCTACGGCTAGACCTTGACACACAACCCGGCGGCGTGCGCGCCAACCACAAGAAGGGCCGTCTTACCCTACACAGGCGCGACGGTTCCCTGATCCTAACCATCAACGCACCATACGCCGACGACCGCGCGCTAGAGACGGCCGCCAAGGTGCTCAACTTCCTATTCAGAGGCCAATATGGAACCGAACAAACTCGCACAGCAGATAGAGCAACTGATACGGGAGACGGCGGCCAAGCATAACCTATCCACTGTGTCGATCAAACGGCACAATCGCCGCAAGGGCGTGGTCTGGGCGCGGTTCGAGATCATGTGGCGCGCACGGCACGAGTTGAACGCGCCCTACGCCCTCATCGGCCAAGTGTTAGGCGGTCGCGACCACAGCACCATCATGCACGGGATCAAACGCTATGAAAATAGGTGAAGTCATGTCAATCTTACTCGCTGTCATCATCGAGATTGTGTTGGGGCTGAAATGACGTTTGAGGAACAATACGAAGCCATACAGGCCGTCATTCCCGACCTGCCGAGGGATATGCCAGCCTACACGATAAACCCGCCCCTGTGGGCGTTCTGGCGCACGATAGAGCCTAGAGCGACCGAGCACCCCGTAATGACCGAACAAGAGATTGTGCGGCGGCTCGACCTCATGTATATGGGCGATGGCGTCTGTTAGACGCCGTTTCCTCCCTACGGTAAACTAAGCCCCGCGAAAGCGGGGTTTTCTTTTTGCTCAATAT